AATTGAAGTTGTTCTTCTTTGTATCTAACCTCAAACTCAAATCCTGCTACCTTAGTTGGAACTCCTAACTCATCTACACTTGGTGTAATGGTTAAAGGAACTACAACTTGGTTACCCATTTGAACTTTAACACTTCCGTCATCTGGTAATGATAAACTAACACCTGGTGTTGTTGTAGCAATAATTTTACTTGCTCCGTCATAAGTGTTGTTTGTATTTGTATATGTCCAAGCACTTGGTGCGTCATCACAAGTTGCATTTACACAATTTTGATTCCAAGAACTATCTCCATCTCCATTCTGAACCGTGTGTGTTGACCAACGATAATAAGTTGTTCCTGCATATGCGTCTTGATATCCGTCTCCACCATTTTCTTGAACTTTTGTTCCTGATAAATTCATATCACCAGTAAAGTAAACTGCTACATCATCTGCTGTGTAATCTGGGTTTACATCTCCGTCTGTTGTTATATCTGGGTCATCAAATGTTGATGTTCCACCCAACACTACTACTTGTAAAGTATCATTACCTGTTTGGACATCATCCATCATTGGATTTAACCAAATAACTCCACCTGCGTCTTGTGTTAAAACATCTGTTTCTTGGTCTAAGTCATCATCCCAAAATGCTGTAAACTCTCTTCTTTGTTTAGTGTCACCCCCTCTAAGTGCTTGATAATAATTAAGAGTTTGTGCATTTCCGTTTGATTTTAAGTTGTCAATACTTGACCATTGTTGATAAGTGTTTCCATTAACGTGTGTATATGATGTTGAAAATACCCCACTTGTGTATGCCCATATAAAGTATGCGTCATTTAATTGAAACAAGTCATCTCCGTCTACATCACCAATTAAATAAGCACTTGGTGAATCTACTTTGATATCATCTGAGTTTGTAAATTTGTTTGATTGAAAATTAAATGCTGCGATTGCGTCATTGATATTTGTAATCGCTCCTCTATCTAATTCTAATTGTGTATGTTGGCCAATATCATCATTTGCGTCTGGTGGCCAGAACGATACACGATAAGTATTGTTTCGTGGTAATTGAATATTGTAATATCCATTTTTATCCGTATAGGTGTAATCAAAATAAGATACTCCTAAGAATCCTTTACCTGGTAAAGTTTGGTCTGCTAATGTTGTTACTCCACTTGTATCTGTCATTTTTAGATAGTAGTATGTTCCACTATCATCACCGATAACATCATCAGATAAATCTTCATCTGCTGTGTTTGAATCGTCTGCTACATCTTCAATATCATACCAATTACTAAATGGTGTATCACTATCTACATCTGGATTGTCTTCATCTAATTCAAATACAACTTTCCAATAAGGATAAGTTTTTTGAACAAATGTATCATCCTCTACTCCGTCACTATCTGTGTCGGTTTTCTCTCCAATGTATCTACCGAAACCTTCAATGTCAACAAGTTTTGGGTGTAGAGAAATATCTCCTCTTGCTCCACCATTACCTGTATTGTCTACTGCGGTATCAAAGTTTCCGTCAATGTAAACTTTATAATCTAATAAATAATCATCAGATACAAAAGTATAATATCCTGTGTTTCCACTATAATATGTTGGTATTCTAAATGAGTGTGGTTCGTAATTATCTGCTACATCATTGATTCTAAATTTTAATTTAAGAATTTGTGCTTGGTTTCCGTTTCCATTACCAAATGTAAAGTCTGGTGTTCCATCACTATTAGCGTCAACTCCGTGACTTACCATAGTAATTCTTAACCAATCATAACTCGTATCTACTGCTGATTGTTCATTACCATTACTCTGAATACTATCTGTATATCCTACATTTTGATAATGGACTACTTCAAACGAATAGTCTGTATCGTTGTTTGATGTTTCATCACCTTCAACCCAACTTGATATATATGAACCTTTAATTACTCGTGAGTTTCCTTGACTCCAAGCATTGATTGATGTTTCTTGATTGGTTCCGTCGTTTTCAATCCAAGTGATTAAATCGTTGTCAAATGCGATATCAAATCTAACTGATGTAATATCTTGTCCTACATCATCAAGAGTGACTTCTATTTCTAAAATATCATCTCTCCAACTATCAAAATTATTATTTTTTAATGCTGGTGTTGCTATAGCATCTGCTAAGAAAGTCTGTAATTGTACAGTTTCTTGTGCTTTCCACCAATACTCTGGTGTTTTCCATTCACCTATTTGTTTAACTCGTATAATTGGCGATTGTGCGAAAATTGTTCCAAACATCACCGCTGTCATAACCATATTCTTCATAAAATGAAACATTGTTTTCTCCGTTGAATTTATGTCAGTAATAAATATAAGATTAGGAAAAATTAGACATCAAAACGAACAACAAATGTAGTTGCTATTTCGTCTGATAGCTGTATAGGTTTAGCTAGTTTTCCTACGACTGCTAAATCTCCGTCTTCGGTATATAAACCGATTTGGGTTACAAATGGATGAAAATCCGAACCCGTAACAAACCCCAATGATGAAGTCGCTGCATTATATTCAGTAGCATAACTACCTGTTCCGTGTCCACTTGGTTGGTCGCCTGGTGGAAAGAAGCTAGACATACTTACCGAACCATCTTTTACCGTAATACTACCACTTCTGTCTGGTGTAATACTAATATTTGTAGTTGTGTTGAACTCAAATGGTTTTGCAGTTAAACGATATTCATATTCGTAATGTGTTTGTTCTGATTGATATTTTAATGTGAAAGCAGTAACATCACCTGCATAAGAACCTGTGTCAGTTAATACAATTAATCCTTGTGAATAAAATATATTACCGACTTCACTACCACTACCACGAGTTGCGGCAGTTGATGAAACACCTTGTGTTCTATCAAAGGAACTTGATTTAAATGCTGCAAAAGATGAAGAATAAACATTATCATATATGTTTCCGTCTCCGTCATCTCTTAGTGAATATGTTACACCACCAATAGTTACATCTAAGTCTATTGAACCTGTTTTAATTCTCTCACCATATATTTCCCTTGCTACATTGAAAACACTTGCACTAACATTTAGTTCTCTGTTCTCTTTGTTTGGGTCATTGTTTCCGAAAGTTCTATATGGTTTATTAGCATCTGAATAGAATACTTTATTTACTAAGTTCCAAGTTGGTAACGCATAGTAACTACTTGATACCGACGCTGAAACAATATAAGTTGCGTGGTCAGAACCACTATTGTAATTGTCTATTGAACCACTACGAGCTTTTACAATCCATACACCACTACCACTATCGTCGTTAGTAAATGTAAAGTTTTTAAAAGTCTTAAATGGCTTTTTGGAAATGTCTTGTGGGTCAAGATTCTTGAACATTAGATTATCCTAAAAGTCAAGTTTCACTTTAATAATAGCTTCCCTTGCATATGAGTTTAATAAAGGTTGTGATAGTTTAGCAACCGCCAACAATTCATTTTCTTCATTGTAAAGACCAACTTGTGTAATAAATGTTTGTGGGTCTTTAAAGAAAGTTCCTTGTGTTAAACTTCCGTCTGATGAAGTAAAGAAAGTTGGGTTAGTTGAGAAGTTAAATCTTTTGTTGTTTACACGACAAAAATAACTTGTTGAACTAATTTCTTCTTCTCTTCTTGCTTGAAAGTATTGTCCACCACTTACTGCTGCAGCAAATTTTTGTGCAGTGTTAGTAAATCCGTTTGCGTTTGTGCTACCTGATAACTCGGCACTTGCGCCAGAGTTTGCACCTGCTAACCAATTAGGATTAATCAATATAATTCCTAAGTCTGGATAAAATAATCCTGGTGCACCATAAGGTGTTTCTGTTGCTGCTGATTTATGAATAGTTGTTCCACCATCAATACTACCACTAACAACATTAAATACTCTACCACCTTGGTCTACGGTAGCTGCACTACCTGAACTATCGTCAATTAATTTGACGGCGTTATTACCAGAACCTGATATTCTTAATTCCCAATTACCAGGATTCATTTTTTCTCTCATACGACTTCTTTGAACTGATATGAAAACAAACTCATTGTATCCTGATGATGATGCCGCTGGAGCTCCTGTAAAAGTAAATTTGTTTGTATTGGGTGCTAATAGTAAGTTTCTAAACTGACTATACATAGCTTTGGTTTCTCTGTTTCCGTCATTGGTATCTGTTGTATTACCTACGGTACCTTTACCATCTATTTGTGCATATCCAACTGCGAACTGAACTTCCGATGAAGCGTCAGATGTTGCTTTATTATACACCTCAACGAAAGATGCGGTTGAAGCACCTTGTGTTGCTAATGTAAAGAAGTTAGTAGTTAGTTTTGTTGAACCACCACTCCACATACCACTCGTAACAATCGTTCTTTGGTTTTCAATTACATCCTCTGCTCTGTTAAATCTTTGAAATGACATTATCTACTCCTTACGCCTTACTTGGGTCTGCTTTTACCGTGATTGGTAATGTAAATGAAGCGCCTGTATCTAAACCAACAACGGTGATGTTGGTAGATGTTTGGGTCAATATTGACCTTGCAATTACATTTACTGATTTAGAAGTAATAGTTATACTTCTCTTTCTTTCTGCTTCGTTCAAGAATACTGGTGTAGTAGCTCTTGGTGCTAAGAAATCTGGGTCAATTGTTCCGTCAGGAAGTAATCCTCTTTCTCTACGAAGTATTGAATCTGTTGAGTCATCAATATCTCCACCACCACTTCTTGCAATTACTGGTGTGATGTTAGCGATTGACGCATCTTGTAATATAAATGTGTATGCACTATCAACACCATTTCTTGTATTTGGTGTAATGGCTTGTGTAATACCAGGCCCATTGAAATTTAATGATGCGTTTGGTAGTTCTAATATTGGAAGTTTTGCTGTTTCCTTTGGAAGTGTTACTAACTTATATCTCATAAGTTGGTTTTCATCTACAAACGCCTCTAATACTGGCATATTTGTAATTACTGAACCATAAAAGTTAGACCCGTTGTCGTGGTCTGGATTATATAAATTATAATCTACTTCATCATCTGCTAATGCAAACTTCGCTATTTTAAATTCGTTCTGCCCTCTTGCCAAAAGTTCACGACCTTTTTTTGTCAAAATTGCGTCTACTGTTATACTCGTGTTGTCTAAAAATCCCATTTTATTTTGCTCCTGTGGAAATTATATAACTATTCTTAATCAATAATAAATATAAGAAAGTTAAATTTTCCATTACTTTACTTTTAATTTAGTTATGTCTGAATCTTGTGTTATTACTACATTTGGTGCAACCTGTGTTATTTCAATTGGTTCTTTACCATCAGGTGCATTATCTCTTGTGTGTAGAGTTCCTTGATAGAAACTTCTAAATAAATTGTTTGTTAATGCTACACTCTCAAATTCTGAATCTTTGAATGATGAACTATGTGCAGCTGTTCCACCTTGTTGAGCTTCTGCAGCTGAGTTATAAAAGAATTCAAACTCTTGGTTCTTTTCTGATAGTCTTGAACCTGATATAATTGGAATACGAGCTTGTGTAAAGTTCTCTGTTCCGTGTGCTGTGCTTGCAGTAGCATAGGTTAAACCAAAACCAAACCTTTGGTCATTTTTATTAATAACATTATCTACTAATGATGGTCTACCCAAGAAACCTAAGTGTGAACCACTATCGTATGCTAAGTTAGCAGTTGTTTCATAAGTATCGTATGAACTTGCTGATGTGCTAAATATACTTGATGAGTTTTCTGATATCACCCTTGTTATCAATACACCACTATCAAAGTCTCCTGCATTTTCAAAAAATTTATTATCAAAAGTAAACTTCTTACCAATGACTTCTTTTTGTCTTTCTAAAATGTTTGGTTCTATTAGTGTTCCTAATGTTGCGTCTACACGAGCAGGTAGTAATTGTCTTACTTGTGTAAATACACTCTTATCATAAAATTGTAATATTCTTAAGTAATCAAAGAAGTTATTTGACTTACTATATTTTTTAAAGTAAGTTCTTTGTAGTTGTGCTAATTTTCTATATGAATATTCGAACTCATCTCTTGGGTCCCCAATCAAGTCGTCAAAATTTAAATCTGCGATACTATACATTATGTCTTCATTAACAACATCAACGGGTGAAAAATAAACTCCAAGTCTATTACTATCAATTGGTGCGAAGTCTTGTGATGATACTTCGTTACGAACTTCAGGAGATAATACTGTATTTGTTGCTAATGCATTGTCCTCAATTCTAATCTTAGTTGCGTTTCTACGATTAGGACCGACATTTGGAACCTTCAGTTGTTCCTTGTCTACTAATGTTCTGAAAAAGTTTCCTGTAAATCCATTTATAAGACTACCACTAACACCACCAAAGTTATCATAAGTTGTTAAGTATTGAACTGCTGATGCCGTTGTGGATGCTGCTACACTATAACTTTTGTTATCATCTAATGGTAATCTAAGTAATAGGTTATCAGCTGCTGAAGCACTTGTGTTTCCGTTATATGCTTTTGGTGCTCTTGTATGGTTGTCAAATATACTTTGACTTAATGGTTCACTCCACAATCTGAACTCCATTAATGAACCACTAAATGAACCCTCGTTCCAACCACTACCACTTTTACCTAATGCTATATTTCCTGTTGTGGTAAACTTAGTATTGAAAGAACTTGAAACCGCCCCATTAATGTTAATACTTGCACTTGTTTTGTAGTTTATTTTTTCTCTCGTTCCGTCATATTGACTTGCGTGTAATTCATATGTAATTTTTTGAGCAGCTGTATCTGCTGCTAAGTCGGCACCACTCTGTGATTTTCTTGTTAACATCACACTCCACATATCATCATCGAAAAATCTTTGTTTAGGCACATCAAGAGTTTCCACACCCGTAGAAGCACTAACTGATAATCTTACATTTCCATATTCAGATGAAGCACTATTAATAAGTTCAATAGCCCAATCTTTGTCTTTGTGTATTAAAGTTTGGTTTGCATTATATGGTGTTCTAAATCTAAATTCTAATGTTTCTGGTTTATGTGATGATACATTTGCCCAAGGTATTTTTACATATTGTGAACCTTTAAAATCTAATGCTCTTGTAAACTTTCTTTTGATTTCATAACTAACTCGTGTTCCTTTATCTGGTCCACCATATTCTCTTACTCGTAGTATTGAACTTGGTATTCCGTAACAACTTAACAATCCTTTTACTGCTCTTTCCGTTCCCTTTGCTTTGATAAAGAAAGGTAAGTTTGCTAAAATCCTTTTCCATATTTCTTCGGTTACTTGTTCTTGTGCAGATTCAAATTTATCACTTCCGTCTGTATTTTTACCTAATAGATATTCAGGCAAAATCATCAAGTCGTTACCACTATACAATTGTAGTCCGAGTGTTTGAGCAAATGCTTTTGCTACATCTTTTGATATACCTTCTGATAATTTTTCTACTCGTTTGTTAACATCAGTAAGTCCTTTTACATAGCCCCATATCTCATCAAATTGTTGTCCTACCATATCCATAAATTCTAAGAATACATTATTCTTTGTATCAGAATATACATGCTCTGGTAAAGAGTTTCTTAAACTATTTACATTTCTATTATCGTATGATGAAGCACTTGCAATCATATTATTAAACCAAGTGTTAGCTTGTGAACTACCAATTGCTGCTAATGTATAGGGTTCTGATGAATTTGTTTTTGGCCAAGCTGTATCGTGAAATTGTCCTACTGATGAACTTACATAAGAAGAACTTTGGAAATACATATAGTTTTCAAATGGGTCAAATGAATTAACTACTCGTTGTCTTCTTTTTTCTATATCTGAAACTCTGTCTGCTGAACTACTGATTGATAATAAAGAAGCACTATTTGCGTTATGGTCTTCAATTAGTGATAACTTCTTTTCAAAGTTTTTAATTCTTGTTTCTGCTGACGAGAAGTGAACAAAGTTTCCAAAACCTGTATCGTCTAAGTCTTCTGTTAAGTCAACTGATGTTTTTTGATAGTCAATGTTTGGTTGTATTTTTAGTAAACTACCAGATACAAGTTTTTCTTCTAAATCAAAGTTTAGTGAACTATCACTACCCAATAAGTCATCGTGAGTTTTAAAGTTAGTTCCCTCAAAGTTGATTGGATTTTCTGAAGAATTTAGATTTGGTATTCTTAAAAATATTCCGTCATCTGGTCTATCTACAAATGGAACTAATCTAATCGTGTCCTCATAGTCTGGCAATCTTTTTTCTGCAAAATATACCTTGTCTAATTTTTCACAATTTTCTAATGTTTGTTTTAGTTTTACCTTTCTTGATTTTCCATCAGCACCCAACTTGTCATTTACCATTAAGTAAAATTGATTGTCCTTAACCATATAAGTTTTGTATCTTTCAATATTACTCTTATCGTAGTTGGTTCTCCAATAAGTAAACTTTTCTGCACTTTGGTCATTACCTTTGTGTTTGGTTTTATTTACTCCGTCATTGTAAGATAAATTAACTCTAACTCTATTAGCATCTAATACTTCCGTAATAGTTCCTACATAGTCTCTTGGTTGAATCATTCTTTTTACAACTTTTCTTTTTACAATTCTTTCTTTTTTAATCTTACGAGTTTTTCTTTTCTTTCTAATTGGGTCTATTGGGTCGAGTTCTTTTCTTTTTATATCTTCTTGAATTTTTATATTAAAAGGTTCTCTTCTATCTTCATATCTAAACCCTTCGAAGTTTTCTCCTTCTTCTAAACCAACACCTCTATTACCTACTCCGAGTGGTGTTTGAAAGTCTATGTAAGCACGACGATTTTTCTTTCGGGCTTGTTTACTTTGTTCACTAAGATTTCTTGTATCTTTAGTTCCCGGAGTAAGTTTACCCGAAGCTTCTAATTGTTCTCTAAGTTGTCTTGCTCTTGATGATTCTGCCATTAGCTTCTAAGTCCTCCACCTACATTACTTGTAAAAATTTCTTCTTCCTCTTCAGGTTCTGGAAAAGGTGTTGGGTCTGGTTTTGGTTCTGGTTCAAAGAAATCTACTTCTACGATTTCTTCTACAATTACATCTTCGTTTGTTGTTGTTTCTTTTTCTGTTTGATATAAATTTGGTATAACGATTTGACCACCTACCATATTTTGTGTGAACCCTCTATCTAAATCGTTGATGTCAAACTCTAAAACATATGGGTCTTTTTGGTCAAACTTAATTGGACCAGCTCCATTTAATCTTAGTGGTTTGTATTCTATCATTTCTGACATAGATTGAAAGTCATTAATGTATTCTTCGTTTTTAATAACTTCATCTACTTCTATAATTGCTTCTGTTTTATCTGGTGATATGTCGTCAATTACATATCTTAAATCTCTTTTAAATAATTCTAACTCAACCGATTTATCACTTCCGTCTGCTTCGACAAAAAATCTTTCCTCTCCATTTATGGTTCTTGTTTTATACTTACCCTCATAGACAACACCAACTTCATTAACAAATACTTTTTGTTCTACACCTGCTAATCGTCTTAAAAACTTGTAAACTACATTATAAGTTCCATCTACAAATCCAGCTTCCCTTAAATGTTTACCTATATTGATATCTATAAAGTTTTCTCCCGCGTCTAAGTCAACATCTTGTGGTTCTAAAATTATAGTTTGCACAAACTCATCATTGGTATCATATACAAACAACGCAATAAAGTCATCTGTATTGTCACGACCGAAACTACTATACACCCTTTTTGGTAAAAAGTAAGTTTCTCTTTCTTTATTAGTAAATCCGTATTCTATTGCCATTAATAAATTTCCTCAACCGTATCTTCTAATCCACTTACATTAAACATATCAAATTCTTTTCTTGGTGCTTTCTCATTTGCTTCTGCCCAAAACCCCCTTAGTTTAGAATTTGTAAAAATAAACTCATCATAAATTTTTTGATAATCTGATTTCTTTAAACAAACTTGTAACCTTTTTAATACAAATAAAGAACCAATAGCAAATTTAAGTTTAGGTGCTTTAAATGGTTTGATAAGACCTGGTATTAATCTTGACTTTAATAATGTATCAGATGCGAATAGTTTTTGTGATGGTTTTAAATGTTGTTTAAGAATTCTTGTTAGTCTTGAATTTAATATATCACCATTAACATTCATTGGGTTATTTTCTCTTAATGCTCTGTTAACAAAACGAATCATCATATTTCTTAATGGTATATTAAGTTTACCTTTTCTTATTTCATCATCTAACTCTTCTTGTATTTCCTCTTTCTCAATAATATCATCAGGTTTGTCAAACTCTACTGGTGGTCTAAAAAACTCAAACTCAGTATCTATCTTACTTACATTTTTAGTATCAAAAAATTGTTGTTTATTTTCTAATCTGATTTGTTCAAAAGATTCTTCTGATGCTTTACCTTTATTAAAGGGTGATTCTACTGAAACTAAAATACCATTAACATCTCTCAATACATTATTAGCATCTATTGAACCTGATTCTTGTTGACTAGCTTTTAGACTACGAACTAACTCCTGTTGTTCTATAATGTCAGAATCTAATATTTTTTGGTAGTAGTCTGACTTTTTCCTTGCTGAACTTGGTAAGTAAGGCATTTTATCTCACCACTCTAAATTCATAATTGTCATCATAGTAATTTATTTCTTCATCACTACCACTACCACTTACGACCTTAACACAAAAGCGATAATTTCTTTCTGCTTGTAATCCATTCATCCACAATCTGAAAAAGTTTCCATTTGAATCACAACTGATTTTTGAACCCGTCCCAAATGGAATAATTACTTCCTCTGTATCCGCATCTTTAACTTCATAGAAAGCAGATGCACTTGGTAAGAATTTTACACTTAGTTCAGCTGCCGATGATGAGAAAGAAGTAGTAGGGTATAACTCTCTACCAACTACTTGGAATTTTACTTTTGAACCCTCTTTATATTCTGTTCTCAATCCTTTAAAGTAAACTTTTAGTCTACTTAAATCATCTGCACTTAACGCAGATAAACTACCTGTTGAAAAACTTGAATCGTCCCACACTACTTCCAACTTAGGTGGATAGATTGTATGTGTTTCTCTTGAGAAGTATTTTAAATTTCCGAATCTATCTGAACTACTTTCATCTTTTGTAGTATCACTTCCTGAATTAAAAGCAAATGTATAATCTGTCGGTGCTATTGATTCTCTTTTTAGAATAAAGCCCCTGTTTGGATATGCTGATGATGAATATATGTGATTCTTAACTAAGTCCGATACATCTATTCTTAAATCTTTTTTATCAAATGTTAATTGATAAGATGAACTAACTTCATATTGTCCGTCAATACTTGATGTAAACCAACTACCCCCGTCAGTCAATACTGAACCTGTTACCCAAGGTGTTGAGTTTTCTTCATCACGATATTGATAACTTACTCCGTCTGATGTTACTGGGTCGTGGTCAAGTTTTCCTGTTCCTTGTTTCCAAGCACTACCACTAACCATATAAGCAAATACATTTTGTTCTGCTTCAACTTCTTCTGATGTTGCGTCGTATAGATTTAAATAAAAGTTTGCGGTAGATGGAATTATTCCGTCCACAATAGATTGTGATATTGTAGAATAATCAAAGTCAATTAATACTCTTGACACATTTGCTATCGTTCCATTATCATTTACAGTCTTATTAATTTCTAATACTTCATCAAGACCAGTATTGATAGAACTTGTTGTTCCACCTGAATATATTGTTGCGTCTCTTTTTCCAAATTCAAAATAATGCATTATCTATCTCCTACTACTCTACCCTCAATGTCAGTATCAGGGAATTTAAGTTCAAATATACTTGGGTCTAATGAAGGGTAAACAATTCCGTCTCTTGTAGCTGAATCCATATCATATATGTTTCCACTATAATTGTCTGTTGTTTTATATTTGTTTTCAATCACTACAACATTCTTATTAGGGTTATTGTCTTGTGGTGGAACTACTGATATTACACCTTCGACTAATGAGATAACATAAGCAATATCATTCAACACAATCGGTTGATTAATCTGCCATTTTTTAATTTCAAAATGTTTCTTGACTGCTTGTATCGCTCTAAACAATACTTCGTTTTTGTTAAATCCTCTACGAACAATAATGCTAAATCTTACACCAACATTAATGATATATCCGTCTTTAAGATTAATCGCATCTGTTAGTAATCTATATTGTGATAGATATGTTTTGACATTATTTTTTACTGCCGTATTTAGTTGAACAAGTTTTCTACTAGCGTCATATCCTAACATATACATATTTAATGCTAATGGATTAGGGATAGTATCAATAGATTTTATTTTTTTTACTTGTCCATTAATAACTTCTAATTGTCCTTCTTGTTCTAATTGTTCATCTTGAACAATAAATGCTTTTGCTATGTTTCCATACTTTTGTGGCAAAGAGTAAATGCGAGTTACATAGTCTTCCTTTGTTACTGCACGATTTTGTGCATTGAAGTAAGCAGCTGCATTTAATTTTATTTCATCAAGTGTTTCTTGACTTGCTCCACCAGATGCTCTGTCTAAGTTAGTAGCAATAATACTATCTTTGACTGATTGTTGTATGTCCACATCAACACCACTTGTAGAATTAGTAAATGTTAATTTTTTAAATGAAGTGATTGTATTTGAAGGAACATTGTGTTCTACTGCTCCACCATAACGATAAGTTACGGTAAGTGTTGTATTAGCAGGTGCCAATCCAAAGGTTTGTGTTTTTAAAAAGTTACTTGGGTCAAATGATTCATCTAATCTTGAAACACCTTGACCTAATGCTGAACCAACATTATCTGGATTTGGTATTAACTCCTCGTCTGCATTTGAACTTACACCACTACCAAATCTTACTTCAGTTTGGTTCTTATCATTTATTCTTGTTGTAAATCTTCTTGAACTTTTTATAAGTTTTAATAAGTAAGGTGAGTCATTTTTATATTGTGACAATTCAGGGTCATTATCAGAAGTGTTCTCTTGTGTTTCAAATATAGTATCTTGTGCTAAGAAAGGAACTTCATACCAAGTGTTTCCGTCTGAATCAGTAATAGAAACTATTTCTGTAACTTTTTCTTTTTCTAAAATTACTTTATCAAACTTAGTTGCTACTCCAAATGTAAATGTTTCTGAAGTGGTTATTCCAGATTTTGCCAAACCTGTTTTAAATAATCTAAATGATGTAGGAATATTTCCTGTTGCTGGTGTTAATGGTAGTTGTTCCATTGTATCTAATGAACTTGATACACCAAAGTTTACATCATCTAATAATGCAAATTCTACACCATTACTTGCTTGTAGTGTTGAACCCTCTTTAATTATACTTGCATAATCCATATTAGGTTTTGAAACAAAACTACCACCTGTTCCACTACCACTTGCTGGCACATCAATACTAAATGTCATTTTAGTTGTAGCAGGACAAGCTAATTTAGGTCTGTATCCATAGGATTGTGCAATCTCATAAATGTTTTTTCTTTCTTCTGCTTGATTTAAAAGTGTTTCTCTAAATTGGTTATCAACATAGTAATTCAATACATCACCAACATACGATGCCATTTCAACAAACATCATACCTGGTGATGCTTCATTAAAGTCATTGTATTGATTTGGGAAATATGATTTCGCAAACTCGATTAAGTTTTCTCTTATATCACGGAAATCTCTACCAAGATAATTTAGTTCTTTCTTAACTATTTTTTTATTCGTTCCGTAATCTATATCTCTTGGATTTGGTGTTGGCATTCTTATTCTCCAATATTAAAATTAAATGTTATCGTATCAAATGTATCTGGCTCTATCGATACTGAAAACTCTAATGAAATATTTATCATATTTTCATCAGGTTTAGCATCAGTAACAATGTCGTTGATTATTACATAAGGTAATTGTCTGTTGATTGATTCTCTAATTGTTTCTTCAATAGCATCAAATGTAGAAAGAGATGTTGGTTCAAATACAAGACTTTTTAGTCTTGAACCAAAGTCTGGTTGCATTACTCTTTCACCAGGACTTGTAAGTAAAAGATTTCTTATATTAGATTTTGCTTGTTCTAATACCGTAGAAGTTGAGTGAAAAAATCCATCACTACTCCTACCAAGTGGAAATCTAATTCCAACTTTTAAATCTTCATTATTATTTATTTCTCTTACACTTGCCATTATGGTCTAAATCCGCCCTCGCCTGATTTCTTTTTTGTTATTGCTTTCATCAATCCAGAATAATCACGAGTTAATGCATTTTGGACATCTTCAGGAACTGCGTCTACTGAAACACCTTGTTTCTTGATTGTATCAACTGCTCCCATTTCTCGTGCTTTCTCTTTATTTTGAACTCCACCCAAGTTTCCATAACCTAGCACTTCTGCCATATTATCACTACCTAATACTCCACCACCCAAAGTTGGATACTCATCAGTTTGTTTTGATGAACCCAATGGTTTAGTGTTGTTCAATACTTCATTTAACGTTTTGTTTTTTGTGTATTGTTTTTTAGGTTTTTGTTTTACACTTGGTTTTGGTTTATTAGAAATCACTTCTGATAATTTGATTTCTTTTTGTTCATTAATAAATATCTCACTTAATTGTTTTTTTACTTCTTTACGAACAACTAATTCAATTATATTTTTTAACTTATCTTTACTCATTACTACTCCTATATAGTTTCAATTTTTTCTGATTCAGCACCCACATCTGCTATACTTATAATTAATTCTCTCGAACCTTCCATAGATGATATCTGTAAGTCTGCTGAAGATACCCTCTCTTCAAATCCATTTGCTTCACCATTTACTAAAAAGTCTCTAAGGTTTTCGCTTGCTTTATCTCTTTCCTTTCTATAAATATCAACTTCTTCAAAAGATGCGTTTTGTAAATTATCTTCTGCTATCTCATACTTCTCAATATTTCCCTTTAATTTATTACCACCCTTAAACCCACTTAACTTCTGTTTTGTTTTATCTAATTCATTAAGAGAGTTTTTTAAATTTTTTACTTCATCAATACCAAGTTTTTTATCAAAGTTTTTTAATGCATTATTTTTTAAGTTGTCAATTTGTTTTGATACATCTAATAGTTCACCTGATTTTACTTGCTCAATCACTTTAATCTTTTTATCTATGTCTTTTGTAATATCATCAATATTATTTTTAACTTGTTTTAAACTTTTAAATCCTTCTATAATACCACCAAATCCAGGCACTGGCTTAAAGGCTTCTTTTAGTTCATCAATATTATAGGTTTTCCATTTAGTCTTATCTAACCACTTTAACTTAAATACTAAATCATTAAACTCTAATAACTTTTTTGCATTATCTATTTTTGCTTTTATGTTTGCAAACCAAGCTGGGTTTGGAACTGACTTTGTTCCTGGAATAGCAGCTGGTATTAATGAACCAATCTGAACTTTTAAAAAATCTAAATTCCATTCAACTTGTTTAGCAAGAACTTGTCCCATTTCTTTCATTTGGTCAGGTGCTAATATTACATCTCCACTCGTCAAATCTTTATTTATTTCTAATTTCTTACCACCTTTAAAATCACTAACTACTTCTTTTGCTTTAATTGAAACATTACCCATAGCATTAGAAATTTGAACTCCTCCTGCACCACCCTTAATGTGAACTCTATTTTTTGCAAAGATAGCAACATCGTCGTGTTCGGCATTAAAAACTATTCTATCAGAACTTATATAAACTTGTGAACCTGAATATTCGTTTGTTTCAAATTGACTACCATTAGGTTGTATCTTTGACATTGACTTACCAAATTCTATAACTTGGTCAGAGTAAGAAATCAATTCATTAGAAGTCATAATAACTTTTGAACCACTCTCATTGTTTAGACTATCAACATTAAGTTCAATGTTTGGTGATTCTAAAAATTTTTCCTCAACTACTTTCTTAGCAGTTTCTGGATTTAATTTATCTGTTAGGTCTTCAATTTGATTACTACTTAGTTTAATGTAGTTTCCAAATCTACCTTGTATGATTGTATCACCTTCTTTTAAATTTGTCTTTTCTTTTTTGGTATCTCTAAAATAATCTCCCTGCTCTATATCAGTTCTTTCTAATCCACCATCTACATTACTAATACCAAAGTCTTTTTGATTTAAAAATTTTACTAAGTCTTCTGAATCATTTTGTTTACGAATTACTGATAGTGGTAAATAAAATCTTTCTCCAAAAAATTCCAATCCAAGAACAACTTCACCTTCAATTGGAAGTTGCATAATGTTTGAACCAAGTGGTTTGTAAGCACTACACCTTAAGTAAGGTAATCCTTTTTCACTATAAATAAATCTACCAATTATTTTACCATGCTGAATCTTTTCACCATTAGTATCTTTTATGATACTAAGAACTTCAATCGGTTCTACTTGATAGAATTGTGATTCAGATAATATTTGTTTTACTTTAACTCGTAGACTTTCATTTGATACGAGTTTATCTGACAATACATCTGACTCGGTATTTCCACCCGACTCGTTAAAATATGCCATTAGTTTCCTTTGTTAATAGATTCCAAGACTTCATCTTGTTTTGTTTGTAACTCCTGAACATCTGTTTCTATTACACTCATCAGTTGTTCTTTTTCTGCGTCTGTTAAACCGAACTCATCTCCTGAATCCGATACTCGTTTTTCAGCTGCAGTAATTCTTTGAACGATTGTTGCTAACTTGACAAGCTGTTCATCGTTCTTTACATTGATTTCTAAATATTCTTTTAGCATAGGAATAATCTGAACGGCTGTATCTCCGTCCTTAATAAATCCCACAACCTCTTTCATCAATACTTCTAATTGTGTTTTATTGGTTTTGGAATTATCGTATATGTCTTTGAAGACATCTGATAAGGTTTTTCCCTCGAATATTTCGTAATCTTTTGCCATAATTTTGCCTGTAATTTACCTAATAATAAATAGTTGAATGTCAAAAAAGAGTGATATATATTTATATACCTATTAATATTTTTTGTTTTCACTTATAATTATTATACGACTACGAAATATGTAGTCTTTTAGATTAATAAAAAGGGGAAACTAAAATGAAAAATACTATGGCTATGATAGTAGATGTGGTAGCAGGTCTTAAAGATGTGCTATTATCTATTGTTGGTCTTGGGGTTCTCGTTCAATTGATTTTTGTTGGCGGGTTCTTCGGTATGGACATTATTGGTAATCTGATTAGTTTAGTGAATTTATTTGCAACAAGTGGATTCGCTGGATTTATATCAC